CCAATTTGAACCGTCATTACGGCGAACGACTTGGCCGCCAGTTGAATCGCTGCCCATGCGTTGACCGACCGCCGCTCATTGGGCCCCATGAAGGCCAGTCCCTGCGATTGCGCCAACTGAATTGCGGGCGTCCCCTGTCCGTCGCTCAGCAGTGGCGTATCGCTGACGACTACCTCAAGCGTGAGGGTATCGGGTTTCGCGTAGGCGTGATCCGCCATGCTGACACCGGTTTCGACTGGATTTTCGGTAACGGCGATTTGAAACGAAGCCGATTCGCGCACCGTACAGTCGAACAGTAGCACGTCATAGCCAAGCGTCGCCAGCGCGGAGGCGTTGTTGCGGTCGCGAACTATGAAAGCGGTATTTGGCATCAGATAGCAGTTGCCGGCTGGTCATTGCGGGTGCTGACCCGGTCACGGTCGTTCGACATGAGCCTCTCAAGTTCCAGTGCGCGCTTGATTTCCTTCGCGTACGCCATGGCATCCTTGGGGGTCAACTTCTCTCCGCCCTTCACGTGGACGTGAATTTGCCCCACGTGGGTCTCGCTGTGGACGTTGCCGGCTACAGCGGGCGCAGCGGTTGGATGATAGGCGGGAAACCTGTGAGCCAGCGCGGGCGAATGGTTTAGGAACGATGGTGAATTCTCGTTCTCGGGAGTCAGGCCGGATCCCAGTGCTCCAAGCGTTGCCTTGGTGTTGCGGGCGTGCTTGTAGACGTCCTTGTCCATCTTCTCAAGGTTCCAGCCAAGGGCGTTCAGAACCGCAACGGCTGGGTTCACAAAGTCCGCCACCTGGTTGAACATCCCATCCATGGTGTCTTCCCACCAATCAGAAATAGCCTGCCAGTTGTCCTTGAGTTCCTTCCCGGTCTGAATCAGCCCGTAGATAGCCAGGACCATGAGCCCCGCCGGGCCGCTCTTGAGCGACATTGCGAGGAACGCGGCGCCCAAAACCGCACAGGCATCCTCCATCACGCGGACAGCCTCAGGGAACTTGGTGAGCATCCATCCTGTGACCGAACGCCCTCCGTGATAGAAGACCCAAAGATCCTGGCCAAGCAATACCAAAGCGCCAAGCACTCCGGCCATCAGAGCAGCCCGCAGCCAGCCGAACGCCTTGACGAGCCCAAAGACCGCCTTGCCGGCTTCCCATGCATCCTTCCCTAGGTCAAAGAACCACTTGCCGGCTTTCAGGGCCGTGATGGTCCCTGCCACCTTCAGGATTGTGCCGAAGTGCTGCGCGATCCACTTCGCCACTTCGACGACGTCTTTCATGTATCGGGTTATGGTCTGGATCTTCTCGGGGTCCTTGGTCCACTTCACAAACTGCGCCAGCATTTCATTGACGGCCGGGAACAATTGCACGGCAATTCGGTCCCGCAGAAGCGTGACAGCGGCGCCGGCTTTCTTAAACCCAGTCTCAGCCACGCCGCCCGCCTCGAAATCCTCGGCGTTGAATGGGGTTTCCTCCAGCGCCTGATTTCGCATCTTCTCGAAATTGACCCGGCCCTTGGAGAGCATTTCAATCAGGGCCGGATCAAATCCAAGTCTAGATCCGAGGAGCAACCGCTCTGGCCGGCTCGATGTCTTGGCCAACTTTTCCGCCACGTCACCGAGTAGCTGCTCGGTCGTCTTGACGTGCCCGTTCGCGTCCTTGACGTGCAGTCCAAAACGCTGAAACACCATCGCCCCGCGCCCGAGCTGCTTCTCGGCCTGTCCGGCCATGATGGTCAAGCCGCGCAGACCACCTTCCATGGCCCCTAGCGAGCTATCATTTTCAAGTGCAACTTGTCCCAATGCTGCGACACTGCGAGCACTTAACCCCATTTGTTGGCTGAAACTATTTATATCGCCAAGGCGTTCAGCGGCGCCGTGTACGAGTTCTTTCACTCCGGCAATCGCCACGCCAGCCGCAGCCCCGATGGTCAGCAAGCCAGTCTTTGCCTTCTCCGTCAGCTTGGCGAACCCTTCCAGACCCTCGGGCTTCACTTGGAAACCGAGCGCTACAAGCAGGCTGTCGATCACCGTCGCCATACTGTTATCCTTCTTGGGCTGGGCGTGATCTGCGATCTATCTCTTCTTGCATGTCCATTGCCTCGTGAGCGTTCATCAACCAGGCGATGTCATAGGTGCGAGGTCCCGTTTCTGCCAGTTGCCAGTATTCGCAGAGCGGCGGATCTCGCATGATGGGCCTCCAGATTCGCCAGTCGATGTTGTCGGACTCGACTGGCTTTATTGTGTTTTTTCGGCGGGCTTCTCGACAGCTTTCTTCAACTTTGCTCGGATGCCTTCCCCTAAAGGGCCGAGGTTTACCTTGAGCGATTCAATGAACGCCTCCCAGATGTCCCGCGGACGGTCAGCAAACGCCTTGTTGATGTCGCTCTTCTCGCCGCCAATGGTCTTGCCGTCAATGTCGACATACTGAAACACGATACCCATGAGGCGCGTGAGTTCGGCATGGGTGAGCTTTTGCGCAACCATGGCCAAGGCTCCCGCGACTTCAAGACCGAATCGCGCTTGCAGTTGCTCGGCGTCTCCAATCAGCGTAAAGAGTGACTGCATGTCCATCGTCGCCATTCCATCGGCGCCGACCTTCGCGAGCGACAGTTCAAGGTCAAGGGCCTCGATGGCGCTACAGCGGCTGAACAAATAGGCCCGGCCGCCAATGGTCTTTTGCGCCGCCATGATTTAGAGCGCCCCCAGCGCTTCGGCTGCGGCCGTCGCGAGCCCAGCGAACGTGGAATTTCCCAGCAACATGTGGCCCTCGGCAAATTCCATCTCCCACGTTTGTCCCGCTATCTTCCCACCGCGCTCAATGTCGGCGTGCTTCTTGATGATCCCGAGCGTGGTCACGCCCTTGTCTTGTCGATAGTGATCCATGAACAACGCCTGCACAGGAACCAATGTTGCCATCCGGTCTTGCGCGGCGACCGTCGTGGAAAGCTGCGCGTTCATCGGCGACGTCTGCGCAAGCTTGATTGTCAACGTCACGCGCTTGTCAGCGTTCAAGCTGACAAACATCTCACCATCAACTCCAACTCCAGTCGTCACGCTGTCGGCCACGCGCTTGAATCCCAGGACGTCGTCACCCTCCCACCAGCCTGTCACCTTCACGCCATCAATCAGAAGCGTGATATTTCGCCAGTCGTAGAAATGCATACCCATGGTGGTTTCTCCTTACGGTTGGAAGTCAATCAGGATGCTGGCGCCCTGGAGTGCACCGGCTCCAATCAAGATCGCAGTCATGGGCGGGCACTGTCTCGCCGTCCTCTGCGCAGATGTTTGTGAAGAGACCGGCGGAGCGTAAACGTAATATCCGGCCGGCACCGGATCTCCGTTGTGGATTTGCCCCACAGTAACAGCGCCGTTCCACGTGCCCCCGGCTATGAGCCCGTTTGAAAGGCACTTGTTGAACACTGGGGTCATGGCGTCTTCGAGATACAGCACACCCGCGTCGGTTCCCGGCACCAGCGGCGCGGCCTGGAAGGCATTGAACACTGCGACCTGCAGTTGGTTCTGAAGCCAATCCAGCGCAATGCCCTGGTCGGTCCAACTCCCGTCGATGTTCATCCCGCGGTAGTAGATGGGCGACGTCCCGATTGTGGTGAACGTGTTGATATTCCACCCGGGCGCGGTTCCGTCGTTCTTGCCGCACATCTGGTCAAGCTGGCCCTGAGTCAGGGGGCTCGCCGAAATGCCGGGCAGATTCTTGAACATCCCCACCTTGATCCCGCCGGGCTGATCGAAGAGGGTTGTGCAATAGAACCCCATCACGGCCGCATGTGCGTTGATGTTCTGGGCGTTGTTGGGGTCCGCCCAACTGTAGATGACCGTGCTTCGCGCGCGATTGGTCGCGACCAACGTGTTAGAGTCAGCCCCATAGGTGAGACTCTCAGTCGCGCCGTAGTAGTGCAGGCGATTCGATTCTGCGAAGGCTGAAATAAGCTTCTTGTCAGCCTCGGTCGTGTCGGACGCGCCCGCGATGTGGTAGAAATTCGGGTTGAAATTCAGTGATGCCAGGCAGGAATCGGTGGCTGTTTCCGCCGCGACTCCCGCGATGATCTTGGCGCCCGTCGCGGCCGTTCCGTCGAGCAGGGCGGATATGTCCGTTCCCGACGACGGCGCCGACAGGACAGTGACCGACCCACCAGCGCCAGCAGTCGGAGAAGTGATGATGATGCCAGTACCGGCCGCGTTGGCCTTGCAGTGGCACCCTGACAGGGCAGCGTTCAGCGCGGTGTCGATGACGGTAGCGGCGTGCGCCCACGTGTCCTGGTGGGTTGAAAAGTTCAAGCTGGCAATCGAAAGCAGGGTACCATCCACCGTGATCTTGAAGGCCCCCACTGCGGTCGCGGGCAGGGCCGCGAGGTTTGCAGCGTTCCCGGCCGCCCCGCAGGTCAGGTGCGCAGCGGCCCCACTCGGGAACCGCGCGCCCACCAACAGGAAGTCAGGCGGGTCAGTGGCGCTGAAAAATTCATCAGCAAACAGGTACTCGGGGGACGCGGTCGTAAATCCGTAGGCCACGAGATCGGCGGAGGCGGAGACCGACACGATCCGCCCATCGCTTGGCAGCACGGCGCTGTTGCCCAAAAGCAGACTTCCGGCAAAACTCTTGGCCGCTTGGCTGCCGGCCGAGACGCTGATCGAAACCTTGACGACGTTATTGACGGAAAGCGTACTCATGGGGTCACCTCTGGTTGGGTTGCGGTCACGGTGGTTGAGACGATCGTACCGTCCTGGCGCTGGAACTTGAGATCAACCTCAAGTGATCCAATGGTCGCGATCGAAATAGATTCACGGTTTTCGACTGTGAAGGTTGCGTCGACGCTGCCCCGGTCTTCCCATCGCGATCCATCCATCAGGAAGGCGAGGTTTTGCGGAGGGCTCAGCCCCTCAAGCCCCAAGCCCATCTGACCCATGAGAGCCATCATAGGCGAGCTGGACAGCACGACACCGAGGCGCGCGGCCTTGTCGAATGCCCCCATGCCAAAGGGAGAAATCCCCATGGCGTCGTTGACTGGGGCCGCGTGGCGGAAGAACTGGATCGAACAGGTGAAACGGTAGATGTTGTCCAGCGTCTCGATCACGTTGGTTGAACCGGTCGCTGGGTCGGGAACGTAGTCCATACTATAGCTGCCGAAGTCGCTGTCGATCGTCTTGAGCAGCACGGTCGCAAACTCGTTGCCTTCGGCGCCAGTGGGCACCTTCTGGTTTGCAGGCCGCACACTGTTAGCCGGCAGGTTGTGCGCCTGCTGCACGAGGTAGCGCACCAAGAAACCGAGTGCATCGGTGAAGCTACGGGCCATCGTCGTCACCTGGCGGTGGCGGGGGCACTATGCCTCCCGGGTAGTACTGCGCAAGTGCCCGCACCATCCCGTGCCCGCCAAAGTCCTGCACGTGCCTGACCACGTAGTCTTTGTTGCCGTATTGGAGCACGTCGGGATTCTGCCCCGGGCCGCCGACGCTCATGTCGGTCACGGAAAAGAAGGCCTGCACGTCAGAAATACGCGTGCCCTCGGGCAAAAGGTTCAGGTCAGCCGTGGCGGCGGCCTGGACGATGCCCTGTAGGACCGTCGGCGCGTAGGTGTCGAATGCCTCGCCCTGGTTCGCCAGGGTTGTGGTTGGGCGCTGGCGTGTGAACGTCGTACTACCCAAATCTGGGTCGAGAAGAAGATCCGAGACGTTGATCCTCATCGGATCACCTTCGCATTCTCGGATTGTTCGCCCTCGCGCACAAACGTGATTGATTGCGCCAGTTGGGCCGTATCAATGGTCGGTTGTGAGCTTCTCTTGCGCTTGATGGTCGCCGGTGCATCCGGCGCGAATTCCCCGTGTCGCATCTCGCGCTGCACCTCTCCGGCCGCCACCACGCCCAGCATGTCGAGTGACTCCTCGACGGTCTTCTTGCCCAGTATGACGGCGCGCAGGTTGAGTTCATTCAGCCTATGAAACTTTTCTCGCCCGGCCTCAATCCCCTGCGTGAGAAATGGACGCTCGGGTTGGTCGGGGTGCACAGCCGTATGTCCGAAGTGCACGGTTGCTGCCACCATGGCCAGTGATATCCCTGTGTCGTTGCCGTCTTCGTCTGTCGCGTTTCCGGCGCTCGCCGGCACGCCAACCAACACGCTCTTGTTCGCGTTCTTCATCAGCTCACGCAGCCGAGCGAGGCCCGGCAGGTCGCCGCCGCTCATGTGAACAGAAACGCTCATCTAATCTCCGCCCCTGAGATGCCAATTACCGCAGAACCGGTAACCGTAGCCCCGCCGTTGAGAAGCACTGACCCAAGGGACGCCCGCAAAGGTTCGCGCTTGGCAGGCGGATCCACGAAGGGACTCGGTGCCGCCTTGGCTGGAGAGTTACCTGCCACTGGAGCGGTCTTCGTGTGCTGATTTCTACGACGCTTCATTGTCCGACTGTCCCTCCGAGCCCAACCATGTCTCGCAACTCACAATAGCGCTTCCCGTAATCGGTGAGCATGTACGTGTCCTGTGCCATCAACACTTGCAGTTGACCGTTGAACGATACCCCCACCGGCCCCACGTGTTTTTCGGAAACATCGCCCGCGTCCACTACCAGTCCACGGGCCGCGCGCGCTTTGCTCAGCACGATCGAATGTGCAACGAATCTTGAGAGCCCCTCCGGGTACAATGCGTCCCAGGCCCCGACGTTGAACATCGGGATGGCCAAGTCCAAGAATTTCTGGACGTAGTCATCGACGAGTCCGTCGAACTCGCCGTCTGGAAATTGAGCCTTGAACTCGGAGGGGGTCACGTCGTTTTTCTGTCAGTCGGGCCTATCAATCAGCCGCCAGTACTGCGTCCTGATAGCCGAGAGACTTCGGGTAGCGCAGCTCGAAGCCGGCATACCGGTAGTGTCCAGGCACAATGACCTCAAGGAGCCGCAGTTGCGGCGCCAGGAAGGTCATTGGCTGCGGCACGTGCATCACGCAGCGGTCGGGGTCCTTCTTGTAGTAGATCACGCGGCTCTTTCCGCTGTAGGACCCGGCACCAGTCAGAACGCCGGCAGTCTCCAGACCCGGCACACCAACGAAGTTGATGTCGATGTTCTTCTGCTGTTTGGCCAGATTGTTGGCCTTCAGGAAGGCCAAGATCGTCATGTTGGTGGGGACCGTCACGCCATTGGATGTGGCCACAACCAATCGCGTAGCCAGGGCGTTCAGCGCGGCGATCGGCATCGCTATGGTGTCGGGGAAGTCGTTCGTCGCCGTGTTCGAGTAGATCTCCGTGATCTTGTTGTTGATGTCAGCGAGAATGCCGAGCGGGCTTGTCAAAGGATCGTCCCACTTCCCAGTGCTTGCCTTCGCCGGAGTAACCAGCGTTTGCGGGACGTTTGACAACCCGTAGAAGTTGTCTTCACCGAAAAGCGCCACCTCATTGAGGTGTAGATTTGCACCGTCAACGGCCGCGCTCATGAGCAGATCGGGAAGGGCCCGCTTGAGTTGCTGGCTCGCGATCAACTCCTGCACGTTGTAGCCGTAGGACAGCCCACCGCCTTCGACCTGGATTTGCTTGCGCCCGAACCGCACGCCAACGCGCGGTAGATCGCTTGCGTCCGCATTGAGCCGCTTCCCTTGTCCTGTACGCTCGAACGTCTGGTACTCGACCGTCTCGGCCCACGGGGGGGCCTCGTAGGACACCGGCACGAGATCCTTCCACAGCGGGGGGATCTTCTGCTTCTCGAACATCCGCGCTTCCGTGTGGGCCAGCTCCGAGATCATGAAGGCCAGCGGATCCGTAGAGTCCGTTGCCCTCTTCATCTCTTCGAGCGGCCACAGGGCCGGAGCCTGGAGCCGGATCGAGCGACTCAGAAACTCATACCGCTCGTAAGGCACCATACGCTCGACCTTGCGGCCGGCGTCGTATACCTGAATCACCGCAACGTCGAACGTGCGGCCCGACTTGCCATCTTTGATTTGCTTTCGACAAAGAAACATTGTGGAGTCCTTTCGTTGGGCCGCTTAGGAGTAGAGAACCGGGGTTCCGCGGTCGCTGATCTTGATGATTCCAACGGCCCCAGCCGCTGTGGTGGTTTCCCAGACGGCGCCCTTGACGATGAGCCGCCCACTGCCTGCGCCGGCCACCGTGCTGCCACCGAGCTGCCCTTTGCTGGCAGAGATGGCAAACACTTGGTCGTTCTCCCGCACGTTCTCGCAGGGGATCGCGAATCGTCGACCAATGCGGACGATCGAAACGCTGTGTTTGGATGGCCACCCGGTCACGTTGTCGGATGGGTTCGCCGACTTGACGATCGGCAATCGGCTCGTGATTCCGGCGACGGTAGCCGCCGTGTCAGACGTTTCGATCGGCGCGACGTTCAGCCGGCCAGCGGCGTTTGTGCCACTGCCAACCTTGCATGCAACGCCGAAGTCCAGCAACCCGGTGCTGCTGTCAAGCCCGCCAGTGGTCGCTTCGTTGTAAACGGTATCCAGCACTTGCGGCCCGGCGTCGGCGGCTTGGCCGGCCAGGCCCTTGGTGAACAACCGTCCGCCAGTAGTAGCAAGAATGTCAGCCATGGGATTCTCCTCGTGTTCAGATCACCGATCCGACACAAATGTCGGAGCGGCTGGACAGGTCGACGACTTCAACCGAACCATTGTTGACGGCCCCAGAGGAGCCGAGTTTTCCACCAAGAACGCCAGTGATGGCAGCGTCCTGTGCGGCGAGCGCAGACTGTCGCGGCAGAGCCAGTAGGGTCGCGAACGCGCCCTTGATTTGCGACTCCGTGGCCTTGTCGATGGACTGGCCACCAAAGATGGCGTCAACGACAGTCTTGTTGGTGACATCCGAGCACGCGGCTTCGATGGCCGCCTTGCGGATGTCCAGACTGCTGCCCTTCGGCTGCAGTCCAGGCGCCAGCTTCTTCGCGTCGTCAGTGACCTGCGAGCGCTCGGCCACGAGGGCGTCAACGTCGATGGCCTTCGCTGCCTTCAGCTCGGTCTTCAGCGCTGCGATCTCGGTATCCTTGGCCGCAAGCCCGTCCTTGGCCGCTTTCAATTCGGCCTTCGCCGCGATCTCGTTGACCTTGTGTGAGTCAACGGCTTCGCTGAAATCCTTGATCACTTCATCGCGATCCTTTGTCAGCGTCCTGACGTGACTCTCAATGGCGCCGGCCGCGAGTTCGTCGATCTCGAACGGCGGCAGCCCATCCACTGCAATCTTTCTCATGCTCATGGTTGCTGTCCTTTCGTGGTGTTGATCTCCGATACGGCAGATGGGTCCGCCTCTCGGTACGTCGACGATCGCGACGTGGTCTCCCAAAATGTCTCGCTGGTAGCCGTCGAACCCTTCCCCTGGGGTCATGTCGAGCGTGAAGCTGTACCCGCACGACAAGGCGCCCTTGCCGCTCGTGACCTTCGCCACCATGGCGCCGTCTTGGACGATGGTGTGGCCGCCAAGCAGCTCGCCGTCTTGCTTGGCGATGTCCCGCACCAAGCCCTTCGAGTAGCGCGGCCAGTTTTCCGCCGTCACGAACTCGGGCGGGTGGTCATCTGTGATCGGAACATTCTCGAAGCTGGCGATGGTCTCGGGCCGGAACACCTCATCGGCGGTGCGCATGAGACGAACCACCGCGCGCGGATCGCCCTCAAGGTCGAGTTCGCCGCGGGTGTAGGTCTGCACGCCAGTCCGACCGATGACAGCGGGCGCGATGAGATACCCCTGGGGGGAAATCTCGCGCTTCGAGATCGTCGTGATGTCGTGGACGGTGCAGCGGGTGCTCATGCTGGCCCTGTCCATTTCCCATGCTCGTTGTATTCGCCCTCTGTTCTTGGGCGAATGTGTTCGGGCAATCCGTTACGATGCCAACTGGCTGCGGTTTGAACGTGCGCGGCTCCGCCCGACTTTTCCAATGCTTGGCTTATTGCCAATGCTTTTTGGCCGCCACCAAGCTTCATCTTTCCGGCAGACGCCGCCTTCTGGATTTCATGGTAAGCGGCTAGTGCCTTCTCTTCATGTTCGGATGCCGGTTTACCGAACTCTCCAGCCTTTCGTTCTCCGCCGCCTTTGCCACTTCCACCTGCGCCTCCGCTCCACTTTCCGTCTGGGTCGCGGGGTTGGTCTGGGCTGCCGTCCAGTGCCTCGACAAGGTGGCCAGCGCCCTTGACGCCGTCCCGAGCAAGTCGCTTGTAGAAGTTGATGTCCATGGTTACTTGCCCCAGCAATCCCCCGCCTTGTCTGGCGCCAGTCTCGTCGAGACAGTTCGTCGAGACAGTTCGTCGAGACAGTTCGTCGAGTAAGTGCTGTGCGTGCTGACTTCCACTGTCGACGGCCCGCCTGTACTTCCCTAACCCACGCGCATCGACGAAGTCAGGACCATAGATCTCGAATCTATCCATGTTCATGCGGCCTGCTCCTGTTGTCCGAGGTCCAGTTCGAGGGCGTCCATGTCTACGTGTGGTATTGGTACGCAGCGGCATTGAATATCCTGTCCTGGGTGGCAGGGCTCTCCCGCCACGCTTCCAGCGACCGGCCCGGGTTCGTCCCAGCGAAAAACGTGGCCATCAACTTCGGCATGGCTCTCGCGCACACGCTCATCACCGCTGGTCTGCCACTCGTACTTTTCGATCCCTACCTGCTGCTGGCGCTCGGCATTGAACGCCGAATTCATCTTGGCGGTTTGGTCGCGCGCGATGAGCTTCGCCCGGTTTTCGGTAACGTCGCCGTCATGCTGAACTTGCTCAACCAGCGATTCCCATCGCAGACCCTCCACCCACCCGCTCGTCACGGTCTCAGTCACGCGGTCGAAATACTGTTCTGGGATCGTCTTGATCAGCGCGATGTTTTCCGCGGTTGCGCCGCGCATCGACTGCAACAGAGGGCCGTTGGCTTGAAGCAGGCGCGAAACGTCGACGCCGATCGCCTCGTGGATCACGCGCGCAAGGCGTCCGTCGACGTTGTCCCGGTTCGACTCGACGGCCATGCCAACGAGGCGCTTCGTCCATGTGTCGAGGTTCCCAAGCTTCGCCGCCGCGCGCTTGATCTCTTGTTCCAGAGACGGCGGTATGCTGTCTATGACCTGGATGGCGTCGCCCGCTGTGGGCCGTGGCCAGCTCGCCTCGATCGCATTCAGGGCACCGTTGCCCAGCTCCCGGCAGCGCGCCACGAGCTGCAGCAGCCCGGCCCGGTATCGTAGCTCAGACTTGAAGCTTGGCCGCACCGGCCGCAGACGCCGAACAGGACGCGCGTTTCCATGGCGCTTGCGGTGACTGCGAGCGCCCGCTGCGAGGATTGCGAGGTGGAGGCCCAACGCCTTCCATAGTGACAAATAGGCACAGCGTTTGACAGATTGTACTTGACCCTAGGGACAGAATGTCGCTAACATGTTGCTTGTTGCTAATTCACCTGTGACGTTCGAGAAGTGGAAGCATGCAGCCGCCTCGGTCTCACCAAGTCTCGCCGCCTCGCCCACCCCCCCCACTGGTTCGAGAAGAAAGGATCCCCAAGTGAAACGCAAGAACACCGTCACGCTGGCCCCCGAACACCAGGCTCGCATCAGGTCCCTTATCGACTCTCAAGGCGTCTATCAGGCGGCCCGTCATCTCGGGATGTCCAGGCACGCGATGGAACGGGCAGCCCAGGGTTCAACTATTCAGGCCGGGACCGCAGCGCTACTGCGGGAGAAGTTCGCAGAGAGGGACGCGGCGGGGAAGGCTCCATGAGCAAACACATGTTTTCCCACCTGGAAGACCGGGTGGGCGCAACGGTGGCCGGCCATATGCTGGTCGAGCACACTGAGCGAGCAATTAGATCTCCTCACCCGCCGTTGCCCCTCGTGATCGCGCTGCAGTTCTGGGCAGGAGATCAGGCCGAGGCGCTGCAACTCGCAAAGTTTCTGGCTGACCTGGAGCCGACCAGCAGAGATGACGTCCTGCTGGCGTTCTGCCGCCGCTTTGATGTCCCGATGTCGGCTGAATTGCATGAAGCCGGGATGTACTGCGGAGAGAAGTTTCCGATCACCCACATCCGCAGTGAGCGCGTGGCTACCGGCCACCCAGACGGATGTTTTGGCCTTTGGTATGGGACAGCCGAGATCCTCTATCGCCACTACTGCGCCGGGTGGCCATACGGCAGCGCCTTCTTTGTCGAGGCCGATGGTGTTCCTACGCGGTTCGACTGGCTCGACTATCTCAAGCGCGCCCACATGAGCAACCTGCAACAAGGAAAGTCAGTGACTGGCGCCTGGGAAGGGCCTGGGCGATTTCACGAAGCGCACGTCAACGGAACGGTGTGCATAGACTTGTCCATGATCTCCAACTACCCGAGCCTGCAGTTTTGCCGCGAAGGCTCCGCGTGGGATTGTTTCCACTCCGGAGTGTTTCTGAAAGAGCTTGGACGATGGGAGGCAATCGAAAACCTGTACGGCGCCCACGACGTAACGCTGAGTGTGTACAAAACTATTGCTCGAAAGAGGGCGTGGTTGGCGTCAGTCAAGGACGGAAGCGCCTGGAACTGCGCCCAGACGTTGCTTGATCCACGGGTTAGAATCAACACGGAAGGAGCTGGGATCTGATGACCGCACATGAAGAATTTTGGAGTTGGAGCAATATGCCAGCGATGCTGGCAAGAGCCGCGAAGAGAATCAAACCCGCTGGCATTGTCGACATTGGAGCTAGCGATGGACGATGGGCGGCGCTGGCCCGAGAGACCTGGCAGGACGCACGCCTGTTGTGTATCGAAGCCAACCCGGTGCACGAGCCCGGCCTGAAAGCGTTCTGCGAACGCACGGGGTCTCACTACACGCTTGAACTTGCGGGAGCTGCGCTCGGAATGACTCGCGTGCAATTCAACCAGCAGGACCCATTCCAAGGTGTAGACATCACGCACAGTGCGGAAGGTGACCACGTTCTGGTCACTACCGTCGATGAGATGGTCAGGGAGAGCGGGCTGCCAGGGCCATACTTGCTGAAATTTGATACCCATGGCCACGAGATCGCTGTCCTAGAAGGCGCACGCGTGACCTTGCCCAACACCACCGCGATTGTGATGGAGGTGTACAGCTACCCGCCATGCCACGGAGCGCTTCGACACTGGGAAATGTGCCGGTTTCTGGAAGACCTCGGATTTCTTCCCACGGACATTTGCGATCCTCTTTGGAGGCCACGGGACGGCAGGTTGCACCAAGTCGACATGCTGTTTGAGCGTTACAACGCGCCTGGGATGAACTCGGGTGACTACCAATGAAAGAAAAAATCGTCGACATTATTGTCAAGAGCCTTCCACGTGACTACGACTGGCTGCCGTACTTGTGGCGCTCCGTCGAGAAGTACGTTACTGGTTTTCGCAACGTGGTCCTGATTCTTGAGCAGAGCTACCCGCTCCCGCCGTTGCCGAGTAGATGCGTCGTGGCCAGATCGTGCGACTACCCGGTTGGGTCTGAGTCAGACCACGGCGCCGTGGTTGAACGTATGCGAGCCTGGCACTACTCTGACGCCGAACGTCTTTTGTACGTAGACAGCGACTGCGTATTCAATGGGCCGGTAGACTTCCAGACGGAGCAGGCAATCAACGTCGAGCGTCCGATTGTGCTATGGAGGAAATGGGAAGAAGCTGGGCCCGGGGCGGTGTGGAGAACGCCGGCACGCGAAACCCTCGGATACGACCCCTCGATCGAAACGATGGTTCGATATCCGTTCTGCTATCCACGACAGGTGCTGCGTGACTTCTGGAACTTCGTTGGCGGAGAGGAACGACTATCAGGTCTGCCGTCAATCACTGACTGGTGTGCACTCGGCGCATATGCGGCCGACCACCATCCAGAGTCAGTGACACTGGTACACGCCTCTGTCGGGTTGGCCACGCCATCGTGCGTACGACAGTTCTGGAGCCACGATCGCGCGGACAATCCACGAGTTCAGGCCGAGATGGAAACGCTGGGACTTACTAGGTGAGGATTTCTGCCATGCTAGACGTCATTGGATTTTACACATTGACCGACAAAAGAGCCTGGCGCGTTGCCGCGTCCACGAGCCCTCCGCTGTCTCGCTGCGAGGTTCTTTTGTCCAACCGCTGCAACTTCCGATGCCCGTATTGCAGGCGCGTCGGCGGGCCTGACGCTGATCCGATCGAGGTCAAACGCCTGCTGAATTACTGGATCGCCGATGGTCTAGCGGCGGTGCGATTTTCAGGAGGCGAGCCGACACTGTGGCCAGCTCTGAAGGAAACGGTCGTGTACGCCGCCAAGTCAATTCCACGTGTTGCCATCTCCACCAACGGCAGCGCGACAACTGAGGAGTATAACGCGCTACTCAACGCTGGGGCCAATGACTTCAGCGTCTCGCTAGATGCCTGCTGTGCCGCCGATGGGGAGAAGATGAACGGTGGCATCAGTGGAGCTTGGGAGCGCGTCGTTGAAAACATCCGTTTTTTGAGTAGGCACACCTACGTCACTGTTGGTGTTGTGCTCACCGAAAGCAACCAAGCGCGGCTCAACGACGTGGTTCGCTTCGCCAGCCGCCTTGGGGTTGATGACATACGCATCATCCCAGCCGCGCAGGCTGGAGCGCGCCTGTCAGTGAGAGAATTGCCAGCCGCCGGACATCCGATCCTGCAGTGGAGATGGGAACGACTGCAGAATGGCCTCCCGGTGCGTGGAATCAACGCCGGCGACAGCCCAAGATGCTCTCTCGTACTCGACGACATGGCCGTGATGGATGGCCAGCACTACCCGTGCATCATCTACCTGCGTGAGGGCGGGACACCGATTGGCCCGGTGGGGCCAACGATGCGCGAAGACCGGCGACTGTGGTGCGAGTCTCACCGTTCAGACGCCGACCCAATTTGCTCCCGGCAGTGCTTGGACTTCTGCGTGGCGCACAACAATCGCGTGCGTGATTTTGCTACGCTGGCAGCCTTACGTTGAAGTTGCGCGCCCGTATGCCCGTATTGCCGGCGCGTATGTGGGCCTCTAGGATTTTCAACATTCGCTTCTGCTGAGAATAGAAGTCTCGCAAAACCTCTGCGCACACACGACCAGCCCAGGCGTCCCCGTATTCGCGCGCCACATCCCGACAATACGACCACTCCGCACCGCACCCGCGAAATATGATATCCCCAGTATCGGCCATCCTCCAATATGAGATCACGCCGGCAGCCTCACCTTCGATGGTCTGATTGATGGAATCGCTTTCCCTCCAGGTGACGTAAATAAGGCTATCCGAAAGGCCATGTAAACACCTCCTCACCCGCCCCTAACGGCCGCGCGCTAGCTTGCCCAGTATCGTGCCAGACACCGGGTGGAGGGCAGGCGCGCGGCCGATAGCGACGGGTGAAGTTCTTGGTGTCTGGCACGCCTACCAGGACAGCACGGACCAACCCGCCTGTCAAGCCTTTGGTGGGAATACCTTTGGTGGTACTGCCGAAGCTGGCGCAGCCTCACCAATGTTCCCCGCTTCCGCGTTCGTCGCCTTTGCGATCACGCCTGCGTGTTTTGCGGTGAACTCCGCAATGGTCAGCGCCCCATCTCCCCCCGGCCACTCTGGCAGGCCAAGCTGAGCAAGGGCTTGATTGACTGTCACGATCGCACCTTGCATCGTCGGGGTAAGGGCAATCTGCGGCGACCCAGCGGCCGGAATGTCGCCCATGGATGCGGCATCTCCTGGCTCGTCACCCTCTTCGGCCGGTGGAACCTTCAGTTCTGCATTGTCGACATCTTCCTGGGTCATGCTTCGGTACAGGCTGTCTTCCTTCGTCTCGCGCGCGGCGAGACCCGGCGTGATGACCTGGTCATCGATACGGATGTGATCCGCTTCGGCGCGCGTCTTGTTGATCGTCGCCTTTTCCATCGCGGTCGGCTCCCAGTATGGACGATACACGACGTCGAACCCGTCTGGCACACGCCCAAGTTCATCGCGCACGATCCATTCCAGGAGCGTGAGATGCTTTGACTTGAGCGTGTTGTCTCGCTCCGCTGAAAGGTTGTCGTAGTAGTTTCGCAAGCTCGCGTCGCCCGTGGCGTTCAGGCCAGCAGGCTCATCGCCGAACAGGACGCTAACCGGGTAGCCAAATGCGCCGGCGATTTCTTTCATTGCCAGTTCCCAGATACTGGAAAGCCCAGAAAAGTTGAATGTTCGCTGCTCGGACTTCTCTGTCTTCATGTCCAGAACAAGCACCTGCCACATGCTCGCGAGCCGGTGAGCGGCTGCGTAGCGCGCGGCCATTTGCTCTTGTCCCTTCGCGGTCGCTGCCATCTGCGCGGCCTTCTCGGCATAGACGATGTCTTGCCGAGCCTTGGGCACCAAACTCGTAACCGCCGATGTCAGCATGCTGTACTGTTTGAGTGGTTCGATCACAACCTGCAACACGCTGTCGTCCCAATAGGCGTTGCTGATTCTCGTGTACTCGTCAACCTCGTCACCTCCAAATCTGAGTACTCTGGTCCAGTGGACTTGCTGCCCAACAAACCCACCCGCCACCCCGGTCAGCATGTGGAAAAGCGGATTGCCTCGATTCGGGCTCGATGGGTCCACGTCGATTTGACCTGTATGGTTCGCGCGCCAGCGATCGAAAACGAAAATCCCCTGCAGACTGCCCTTCTTGATCGAAGAGTAGTCAATTTGGCCGTTTTTCACGGGTAACGGCTCGTCCAAAAGCTGGCCCTTGACGATGGGTACCAGCAAGGCTCCACCAAATTCCCGCGCCATGGCCTGCACCCTGACCAACATCGCATTCGCGCCCCATCTGCGCATGATAGACGCGCGCACGCGGTCGCCGTCGGTGTTCTGCTGTCCTTTCGTCTTCTCTCCCAAACCTTCCCAGACGAGGTCATACCCAGGACGGAGCATGTCCTGGGGCTTCTTCCACACCACCTTGCGCGCGAGCCACTGAGAACGAACCATGTTGCGGATCTCCTGCCAGGTCTCTGTGGCCGCGTACAAAAACCGAGTCGCCAACGCAGGGTCGTTCACGCCTCCCTGCCCGGTCATCCAGTTCGCGACTGAATCAAATGCCCTCCGGTCAGGGAACGGACCAAGGTTCTGCATCTGATCGGAAGCTGGCCGCTTCGGCGCGCGGCTCGCGCTGCTCTTCGTTGTTCGCTTTTTCATGAGTTTGGTCCGTTTCTGTGGTTGTGGCCTGCTAGTAATACTGGAATGGATTGTCATTGACCCTGCCGACGTTGTAGGCCCCGGTCAAACAGTCTACCTGGTTGTCCTTCCGCGAGCCAACGCCGGTGAATCGCTGAACCTCCTTGAGAAACCCTTTCACGTCCCAGTCCACCGATTCAGCCGGGGGCACCGTAATCAGCCCGCGTGCCCACGCGGCGGCCGCTGGTTGCGCGCGCTGGAACTTGTCTCCCTCGGGAAAGTGTTCCTCAAGGTTCAGGTCGGGATCGATTTCCTTTAGGATCTGCACGACTGCTTTGAACCCTGCCACGGACTCCACCCAGGTCTCAATGCCGCCGTATTTCTCCTGAAATTCCTTCACCTGACGTGCGTACTCCGGGACGGTCCATTGCCCCTTGTGGACGTCGGCCACGTGGCAGCGCATGTCTGGGCCGGATCCCTCGCACTCCAGCAACAACATCGCACCGTCGTCCGCCGTGGTCTTCTCGCTGGCCGCCGGGTCGCCGTAGATGACTCGGCGAAAGTTGGTCAGCGGCGCCGCCCGGTAGGTCTCGACCCCGAACACGTTGTGCCCACGCGGACGCGGACGCCCCTGGTAGAGCGCGGAGAACGACCATTCGCCAATCACGTCGCGAATTTTCGCGAGCGCCTCGGCAGTGTAGAGCGGGTTGCCAGCCCACAGGGCCTCGCCTTCCCGGCGCCCGAGCGGGTCGTTCTCTTCGGCCAACGCCGGGAGGCTGATGTACTCCCACCCCAGCTCATCCACGATGCGTCCCACGAGGTCGTCTGGGTTCCATCGCTGCATGACCACTAGGATATTGCCGCCCTCCATACGGGGAACGATCACCTCAGTCAGGGTTTCCCACAGCCGTTTGTTGACGATGTCGCTGTCAGCTTCCTCTCGGTTTTTGTATGGGTCGTCGTACACGCACCATCCAGAAATGCGCCGGCCCATGATGCCGCCACCCGCCCCGGCCGCCAGAAAATACCCGCCCTCGTTGCTCTCCCATGCCCCCATGGCGTCGGACTCGCCGAATTGCACGCCGGCGTCCGCTGCGAACCCGCGCGCGCGGCGAGATTCGAAGAAGGCCTTGTCCGCGCTGTAGGTCAGATAAGCGTTGATGTCCCCCCCGTGATACCTCATCCACCACGCCAAGCACCGGAGAATGGTCAGGGTCTTGGTATGGCCGGGAGGAAGGGAAAGGCAGGCGCGCACCTGCTCGTATTGCCCGCGCTCGAACAAGTCGAGCACGGGCCGAACGTGCGCCGGCGGTGGATGATGAGGAGCTGTCCGGCGGATAAAGTCGGACGGGTTTTCCGGCGCCACGCTCCCGCGAATGATCTGCAGCGCGTATTCTCGATCCTCGGGACTCAGTAGGTGAATCCCGGCCCGCAGTCGCTCGACATGACATCTGCGCTCGGCCCGCACTCGGGCGAGCTGATCAACCGTCACGGCTCGGCCTTCGGCTCCATGTCGGTGGCCGTGTCTGATTCCGTCGTCTCTGGCTCCGCGACGAGCGCGCATCCATCCAACGCGGCCATGATGCGGTCAAGCTCCTGCCGGGCCTCTGCCGTTGTGGGCTTGGGATTGGGGGACATCGAATGATCGCTACTGGTGAGGTCCACCGCCTGATGTGGCCTGCCCGCGTACGCCTCGCGCAGCCCCTTCCGCGCCAGGTCGCTCTTGCCCATCGCCGCCAACCACTCCCGGTGCAGGACCGCCTCGATACGGGAGACGCCGGGACAGCCAATCTTGGATTGGAGCGACTTGCCGACTTCCGTGTCGTCCACTTCGTCAAGGAACGCCGCCACCTTCTCGCCACGTGTGCGGCCGTTGTTGCCGAGTGGATTGCGTGACGGCTCACCCTTTTTGCCGGGGCGCAGATTGGCCAAGCTCGCGGGGTTGGTGCCGCGCTTGCTGGGCGGGAAGGGGGACGAGGGGTTGTCAGCCATCCCCCCTAGTCTACACCGCCAGGCTGGTCTGTTGCAAACGATGACCCGTCACAGCCTGCGCACGCACGGCTGGGAATTGCTCCCAGCGACGGCCGTCAAGGTCGTGACCGGCCGATGTAGGCCTCACGCCGCCCCACTGCTTGAAGAACAACGCCACGCCGTCGCGAACGCATGTGTCGCGCAGTGCTCGCGGCCAATCGGCGCGGTCCATGCGTGGCGCCCATTTGCCCCGCTCGTCTCGCGTAGCCATCCCGCGCGCGTCGCGAGTTTTGACGTCCATCAGGTGACAGCCGGACTCGCCGCCCCAGATGGCCCACTGAATACCGTTGCCGCCGAAAGCGTTGTTCTTGCCGTGCGTCCACCGTCCGATGTCGACCAGCGAAAGCGCCGGCTCCACCGAAATGAACCGCACAGGAACGTCAACCTGGACGAGCGCTGGTATTCGCTCATCCGCGCGCTTCTGGTCTTCGACCGTCACGCCAGCCCAAAAGTTCGCCGGCAGCTTCCGCCGGCGCGAGTAGCGCAGCAGGTTCTCGTGGCGCTTGGTCAGCACTTGGCATTGGTGTTGCGGTGTGGACTCGATGACGTCGAGCACGCGGTCGCGGTAGCTGTCCGGGATTCTCTCCCAAAACAGGTCGCTCATCGAGTTGACGAAAATCAGCGACGGCGTCTTGACCTTCGTGGGCTCGCTCAGCTTGTGCGGGCGCATCGTCAGGTCGAAGCCATTCGGGAAGGCCGACGTCCCGCGCTTGTTCTCGGCGAGCTGGCGGGCGTAGCAGTGCGCGCAGCCTGGCGAGACCGGCTCGCAGCCACTGCAGGGGTTCCAAGTGAGGGTCGTCCAGCGAATCTCGGTGTCATTCATGGCGTCTCGCTTTCTTTCGGGAACTTCAGCCGCGCCCTGATGGTGTCGGACACGGTGAGCCCGCGTCGCTCCGCTTCGCTGACCAGACCGGCATATTCTACTTCGGTCAGACGCACGCGAATGACTCGGGTTCTTCGGGGTTGCTTGGTGTGTTGGTTTGGCATCGGTAAAGTGTACCACGCGCGGCCTACGCGCGCAAGAGCCACCGTGTCGCTTTCCGTTTGGTGCGTCAACTAGGCGCGGTAACGGATTGCGTAATAGCGCGTACAGGACACGGCGGCTCGGGAGTGGATGCGCCGGCACTCTTCCGCCCGCACTTTCGTGCCGGCCTGGCACCACTGCATCGCCCACCGGATTACGTCGTCATACCAGCGATACAGCGGCACGGCTTCGTGGTACATCTCCGGGGTCAGCTTACCTGTGCCCGCCAGCGCATAGGCGAAGTCACACCCTCCCGTTCGCATCGCACGTTCCTGCGTACAGGTCGCCGTCACCACCAGATCACGCGCCGGCTGCAATCGTAGCGCCTGCCGCAGCAGGATCCATGGGTTAGCGTAGGCGTCCAGGTCGATGACGTCCCACGGCCCGCGCTCCATCGCGCGCTTCAAGAGTTGCGCGTTGTCGCCGCGCCAGCACTCTCCGGCCGGGTCGCCGGCGGGACGGCGAAAGCGCTTCTCGATGCCGAGGTACTTCCCACCGCCGGCTTCCAGGCTTCCCGGTACATGTGCCCTTCTCCTGCGAACAGGTCTAGCACCGCTGGCCGCTCGGGCGCCCATGTGAGGGCATGGCGCCGCAGTGCAATCTTGGCTTCCGGGTCGCCGTTGTCGGTCTGCTGGCCGATCACGAGCCGCTGACCTCGATGCGGGTCTCGTCGTCCGCGAACTGCGCCAGGGCGTTCTCAATCTCAGGCGCGCGGTCGGCGGAAGTCGCTATCAGAATCCAGGTCTTCTTGCTCGGCGGCGTGATGTCGAAGTCTTCCAGGTTCACCCCTTCGTGTACTTTCCCCGTAGCCCCCTCCTCCAGTTCCTTCTCCAGCTCATCCAGCGCCAGATCCGCGAACCCCTCCTCGCCCTCCAGCTCCTTGAGCTGCGCCAGCGCGTCCGCTGTGAAGTCGCCCGAGATGTGCGGGTTGTTGGCCGCCAGGTTGGCCATGCGCTGCTTTGTCTCGTCCCAGTCCACGAATCGCACACGGAAGCGCTCGCCGGTCTTGGGGTGCTCGATGTAGCCTTCGGCACCGGTGCGCACACATTCAACTGCCCCGGCGGCGCGGAGTCGCTCCGCCCGCTGGTGACCGCTGACCCACTGGCCACTGCGGTTGTTGAATACCATGCCCAGCTCGCCGAACGTCTCCAGCGACACGCCCAGTCCGGCTCTTGCGGCGTCGCTCATCTCACGCGGGTTTTGCGGGTCCGGCGCCAACGCAGTCAGCGGCACTCGAATCTCTTCCGCGTCATTTCCTACTTGAGACTTTGCCACTATGCTCAGAGTGACCACCAACGCTTGGGCGTGTCAACAGATTTCGTCAGTCATGCGGCCGTTGTAACGCAAATATGTCCACAGTGTGAGCGGTTGAGCACGGCGGCATTTGTTGTCGGCCTTACCAAAATCACATGCGTTTCTCGTCCCCCACGTAATGGGCTATTAACGCGTGACGTTTTCTCTGTCATCCTGTGCAGTTCGCGCTGCGTATTGACAGACTTTGCGAAACGTGAGATCCGGCCTCACGCGCCCGCGCTCCGGATCGCAGAGACAATCTTCTCGGCCACGCAAATCCTCTCGGTCACCTCCGCCCTCATCTTCGCCAATGCGATTCTCGCCGCTGGCCTGATGCCGCACCCGGGGTCGCGCCGCGCATCGGCGAAGAGCGCATCGAAGTGGCGCCGCTCCCTTGGGTCCAGCTTCGCCCGGGCCTTGGCCATGACCTCCCGGTCGCCTGGCAGCCGGACGACGGGCTCGGTGATGCGGGCGACGGCGTGCGAGTCGAGTTTTACCACCGGTGTTGACTGGCCCTTGGCGATGATGACGGGTTTCATGGTGTCCACTGGACATGTGCAAGCTCATCCTTGAGCCGCGCCACCTCCGCGCGGGCTTCGTCGCGTTCGCGCTGCGCCTTTTTCGCCACCGCCACTACGCGCTTGACCGCGTCGAGCTGAGACTCTCCCGTATTCTGCACACTGGCCAAGGCGCAGCCAAACTCACAGACAAACGCCTCCATCGAACGAGTGGCGCCGTCACATGCTTGTTTGTAGCTGTCGCGCTCCCTCTCCGCTCGCTTGACCCGATCATTGCCATCGGCAAGCGCGTTCCTGAGGTGTGCAATCTCCACGAGGGCTTCACCGCGTCCCCGCTGCACCCCGGCCAGCTCCCTCTCCGCTCGCTTGACCCGATCATTGCCATCGGCAAGCGCGTTCCTGAGGTGTGCAATCTCCGCGAGGGCTTCACCGCGTCCCCGCTGCACCCCGGCCAGCTCCCTCTGTGCCTCTTCCAGATCATCGGCCAGCTTATTGACTCGCTCCTCACAGAGCTGTTGTGTTATCAGGCCCTTCTCGGCAAAAATCTTCTCGGCGGCGTCGTAGA